TTTTGTTGGTTGTATAACTCTTCTGTAAGTAAGTTATTAGCTTTCTTCTGTTCTAAAGCTGACAACTCAGCCGCCTTACGTTGTTCTACACTTTGTACAGTTGCTGAAGTAATATCCGAAGCTGCTTTAATTTGAGCCATTGCATAGTCAGATGTAACAATTTTCCCTTTTCGATAAGTGTGTTCTAAACTCGCTAACGAATTCCCAACTAAGTTAGCTGCTACTTGCACACTTCCGGAAATTTGGTTAACTTCTTCATCTGATAAACTTAGTGCTTCTTTTAGTTGTTTTCTGAAACGTCCGTCAAACTGAAGTTTATACCATTTACCCTCTTGAAAGTTCTTGTTAATATTTTCCATAATTTCAGTGTTAGCTTGTTGAACTCGTTTTATTTCATTTTTAACAGCTTCTGAATTACGTTTCACAGCATCTCCCATGTGGTTAATAGAATTACCTGATTGTTCCGCACCTTTAATAACTGCATCATACCATTCTTTATACTTACCGTTTGTAAGTTCAATAGCTGCCTCGTGATTTCGACTGTGTTTGGTCATCTCTCTATATATCGCAGTCCCTACACCGACAAATGCAGCTCCTATTAATGCAGCACCCGCTACATAAGGGTTAGTCAATAATGTTGCCATACTTCCTGCTTTAGCTGCTTGTGTTCCGACTCCTGCTATAGATGTTGATAATTTAATCATGTCTCCAACCGACTTAGCTGTTGACATCTTACCAACCCATTTAACAAAGCTTCCGATAGCTTTCACACCACTACCAATACCTGTTGTCATTCTACCTAACACAGACATGAAAGGTCCAAAACCTAGAGTCGCTAGTTGCACTGCTGTTGGTAATTTGCTAAACCATAACATCATATTTCCTAGTGAGTTTACTAATGGTTTTGAAGCTGTTAACGCTTGTGCTAGTTTAGGTAATAATTGAGATCCCATTTCGATTGCCATTTTCTGAATCTCATTTTTTGCCATTTTCAATTTACTTGCACTAGTTTGATAACGGATAGCAGCCTCTTTAGTAAGTGCGTTGTTTTCTTTCCAACCTTTATTTGCAATATCTAACGCCTTACCAAGTCCACTATCTCCGTTTAATGCACCGGCTAAACGTTTGATAGCGTCGGCTTCACGAATACCTGTTATACCTAGACCAGATAACACATCATTGACGTTACCGCCATTTTCTTTAACTTCATTCAATCCTTTTAACAGTAGTTGTAATGCTTCTACCGGTCTAGCTTTGAATGCCTCAGCGAACTCATTAGCACTTACACCAGCGGCACTAGAGAATTTTTGCAAACTATCTCCACCACTTGCAACGGCGTTTTGCATTTTGTTCATAACCTGTGTCATTGCACTACCACCAGCCTCAGCCTCGATACCTACAGTACTTAATGCAGCTGCTAGTCCTAACACATCAGCCTCAGCCATGTTGGTTTGTTTACCCATACCAGATAGACGTTGTGCCATTTCCACAATAGCTCTTTCGTTTGTAGCGAAGTTATTCCCTAGTTCAACTATTGAGCTACCTAGATTTCTAATGTTGCCTTGACTAGTTCCCATAACAGCCATGAACTGTGCTAAACTTGTTGCACCTTCTTCAGCTGCTAAGTTAGTAGTCGCTCCTAAGTCAGCTATTGTTTTTGTAAAATCAACAATGTTTTCTGTCTTAATTCCTAATTGTCCGGCGACTTCCCCAATTCGTGAAAGTTCATTAGCACTTACTGGAATCTGTGTTGATAAGTCTAAGAAACTTTGTCTAATAGAGTCTAATTGCTGCGGTGTTCCGTTAACAGTTTTAACTACACCTGCGAACGCACTTTCAAAATCTATAGCAGCCTTACCAGCTAAAAACATTCCTGTTGTAAGTCCACCTGTTATCTTAGAAAAGCCGTCCCCAAAGTTCGACATTTTTTGACCGAATGCTTGCACACGTCCCCCAACATCATTAAAGCGTTGAGCCACGTCAGCCAATCGCCCTCCGTTATTTCTAAACGCTGTATGTGTTTGTTGCATTGCGTCACGCAGTTTATAAAAACCTGTCTCTGCGTTTGCTATTTTAGTAGGTAAAGACTGTAATTCTCTTTGCTGACTACTAAATGTCCCGTTAAGAGATTTAATTTGTGTTTCAAGTCCCTTAATCTCTTGTTGTGTTGCTTTATATGATTTCGACGTATTAGCTACAACATCTTTATATTTCATAGCCGCTGCACTCGTCTTACCGTATGTGTCTTGTAAATGTTTTAAATGTTCTTTTTGGCTTTGTAACAACGTTCCTGTTGTTTTCAAAGTCGATTGTTTTTGTCTTAATGAGCTAGATAATTTATCTATCTCTTTTGGTAGTTGAACGGTTGATTTTTTCAAGTCGTCATAACGAGATTTCAACAAGTTAACATTACTTGCTGATTGCTTCATCTGAGAACTTAAACCACTCATTTTAGCTTTATACACGTCATATGCTTTGCCACCACTACCTAACGAAGCGATATTACGTCTCGCTTCAGCTTGTAATTGTCTCAAGGCATTTTCACCTTGCTTAAGAGCTGAGGTAAAACTGCCAACTCCTTCGGCTGTCAATATGACACCGACTTTATCCATATATCCCGACAAATTTTTACCTCCTTGTTATAACAATTTACTAAAGTTCATTTCTTTTACTTCTTCCTGTTGAGTTTCTTCATGATTGAAATTCTCTTCTATATATCGGTTAATCATAAACACAATATATTCTAAGCTATAATCATACATAAACTCACTCTTAGTCATGTTAAACCAAGTTCGACATCTGTAAAATAAATCGTCCCAGTCTATTTCTTGCGGTTTTTCGCTTTTTGTTTTTTCGGTTTTCTCACTGGGTGTTCTGAAATATTCACTAGGTCTTCTACCGGTTTTTCTAAAATATGCTTTCCCTCGTCGCTATCATCAGTTATACCTAACATTTCTAACAATGTTGCTGTTTGGTCTCCATACATAGCTTCTTGGTATTTCAAAATAAATAACTCTAATTCAGTATCATTTACGTTTTCTAGTACTTCTTCTATTGTAGTTTTATACCCATTGGCTTTTAAAATTGAGACTAAAAATTTTGCTGTAGCTACATTTTTTTCTTTTAAATATACGTCATTCCATTCACCCTGCTTTATTCCAAAGTCAGCTTCTAAATGTAACCACACAGCTAGGTTTGATTTTAATTCAATTTCATTTCCTAAAATATCCGTTTTAAATGTCTTTACTGTTTTTGTAAATATACTCATCAATTACCTCCAAAAAAATAAAGAGCTAACAAATGTCAGCTCTTATAAATTATCCTGCTACAACTACTGTCTCATCAGTTGTTCCCGATTTAAGACATTGTTTAAGGGTTTCTGCGTCGTAGAAACCTTGTAATAATAGTTTTTCTCTATCATATTTATCAGTCTCACGTAAATCGATTTTACTGAATACTGATTTATCTTTACTTCCTACAACTGGATAAGCTTTGATTGTAACTTGTGTGATGTTTTCTTTCTTCTCATCTGTTTCAGTCTCAGCGTTGAAGTCTGGGTTTTCGATTTGACACACAGGGAAGTTGTAAATAATTTCTTTACCATCTTCATCAGTCACAGGGAACGCCCAACGGAACTGTTTGTAACGAGGTGAGTCACCTTGCACATATACTCCTGTAGCTAATTTTTTCATACCTGACATTTCCTCTAAGAATCCGTCCGGGAAGAATCCGATATCAACTGTCATTTCAACACTTGCAAATTTTACAATATCACGTGCCTTAATGTTTGATAGATATACTGTTTTTTCTTTAATTTGTCCTTTAAATGCTACTTTATCAATAGCGAACACTTCGTATGTTTTCTCATCATAAGTTAATCCTTGAGAGCTTGTTGCTTCTGTTTTAACTTTTTGTAAATATCCAGCTCCAACTCCTGTTAATAGAGCTTTGCTCACTGCTTCTTTTGTTACTACCATTTATTGTTCCTCCTAAGTATCTAATAATGCTTCTTTTACGTTTCTAGCAAAAGGATCTTTATGTTTCATTGCTGCAGGTCTTACGTGTGGATTTGGTGGTTTATAAACACGACCTTTGCCATATTTACGTCTACGTTTACCACCTTTTGAACGTCCTTTATGTCGTGAAAATCCAGCATGCCAACCTGTCTCATGGAAATATAAGTGTAGGTTAGGTCTGCCCGCCCAACCAATCTGACTTTCCATGTTACCGTGACTAGTTACAATACCTTCAATACCTGCACCAGTTTTTACTAAACCTTTACCTGCTGCTATTCCTTTTGCGTCTTCTTTTATTGCCTCAGCTTCTTCAACTATAACGCCGTTAACTTTGCCTGTATTACTCGCTATTTTCTCTAGTCTTGCTATTGCCTGTTCAAAACCGAACGTCTCCATTAAGAATATATCTCCAAATAATACATAAATTGTGTTTCCTTAGTATCCTCATCAACATCAATTATTTCGTGCCATTCACCCGTGTTGAGCGTAGTGCCTTCTAGTGCTGTTTGAATACTATTTAACACATCTGAACTATCTAAATCATGCGGTTTAACGTCAAACAGATTTAATTGAAAAGTGTTATGTTTTATAAATTTTTTGTTTGAACTGCGTTTTGACGTTGAGGCTACATGAAAATAAATTAGCTTAGGGAACTCCTCGTTGTCGCTGAGTCCATAAGCTAACGGGATATTCAGATTTAACTTTGTTATAGTCTCGAATATTAATTCTTTTGTACTCATTATTTAACCACCTCCACAAGTGATATTTCTGTTTCGTTTTTCACATGGTTGTGGTAGATCCTAGCAATCGTATATTTCTTATCATTAATTATCACAAATAGTTTACTTAACAAATAGTCGTTAATGTTAGTAAATAATCTGATTGCTATTCTCGTTGTAACTTCCGTGTCAACTTGCATTGACTGGTATTTTTCGTTAGCTGTTACACCTAAGTAACGAAACCAAAACTTACGTATCTCTTTTTCTTCGTGTTCAGCTAACTTAGTGTTAAATTTATCTTTTTTATGCTTATTCTCTACAAATTTAGCTATTCCGTCATTATAAGATTGGTTGATCCTGTATTGTCTCATCTGGTGTTACTTCTTCAATATATTCGTAGTCATAAGCTGATAAATTTTTTCTCATCTCTTCGTATCTTTCTTCTGAAACTTCAACGACGTCTCCTTCTCCATACAGGTGAGATGTGTGAATGTCTTGAAATTCTTTTAAAACTTTAATCTTCATTCGACAACCTCTCTTTCTCTAATTTAATTAACAGACTTGATATTTCTCCTAAAAAATTAATGTCAAAATATTCTAATTTATCGTTGTATTCATATCTTGCACGCTCAAACACTAATGATTTACCTTGCTCGTTGTTCTCAATGTCAAAGAATCCACATTTTTCACACAACACCGAATAAGAAAAAGACAACAACCTTTTTAGATTATCGTCTTCATCATCATGTAAGATATGCAGTTTATCCTTGAATTGTTTTAACAACGTTTCCGAAACATCAATCATAGTCTTACGCTCCAGCTACTAGTGTTAAGTCTTTTCCGAACTCTAATTTTACAACAGCTTCTTTATCTACTGCTTTAACGTCAAAGCGAGTGATTAAACGAGTGTCATAAGAGTTACGTGTAAATGATTTACCACCAACATCAGTTGATTTGATTTCTAATTCATTTAACTCATATACACGTACAGCTTCTTTTAAATCTCCTACGTATAGTGGGAATTTGTTAGCTGCTTCGTTTGGTAAGTGTGTATCAGGTAATACAATTACTTCTTTACCAAATAAAGTACGTTTTGTTGGATCTGTCACTACTGGTTGTAATAAGTAGTTTCCGTTTTTGTCTTTTAAGCTATCTAAAACGTTAAATCCTGATTGGTTAGTTAATACTTTTGTATTATCTAAAAAGATAGGATCTAGTGTTACGTTGAAAGCTTCTTTGATTTCATCAACTTTAGTGATTGCTTTTTTAGTTAGAGTTTTTAACACAGCAATAATTTCTTTGTTTTCTGTTACTACTTGTTTCTTCATGAACCATTTACCTAAGTAAGCAAGTAAGTTCTCTGGAGAGTCTTGTAATAGGAAACGTGATACTGGTAAGATTCCTCCGAAATCTTTAACTTTATAAGTGATTCTTTCGAACACTTCTGCGTTCATTTCTTGGATTTCTCCTAGTTCAGTAATGTTAGTAAGTCCAGTTAATTGACTTGTTTTTTCATATACTTCACTACCTGATGGAACTACTACTGAACGAACGTCCACATGGTCTTTTAATGATACAAATGAACGTCTGTACTCGTTAATTGCAGTTCTTACGTCTTCAGGTACTAAATATCCACCGTTTTCTCCTTCAGATTCTTTAAGTGGTCCAGCTGCATTAACAATACCTGATTTGATATAGTTTTTAACAGCTACTAGTCCTGTTTCTTCTTTTTTCTCTTCAGCTAAGTCAACTACTTTATCATCATTTTTATATGAGATTAAGTTTTGAATTGTTTCAATTTCTTTAGTATATCCTTTAATTTCTTCCATTAATTCGTTTGCTACTTCCATTTCTTTGTTGTTGATTGCATTTTCAGCAGCTGTAACTTTTTCAGCCTTTAATTGCATTAATTCTCTTAATTTTTTATTTGTATTCATTAGATTACCTCCAAAAATTCTAAATATTGTTTTGCTCGTTCTGATTGATATTCGTAATTTTCTTTTATCAATTCCTTAGGAGCGTTTTTAAATTTGTGTGCCTCTTCTTTTGTTAGACACGCTGCCATTTTTACTGGCTCTGAGATTTCGTCGCATAGTCCTAAGTTGAAACACTCTTCAGCATTTAACCAAGACTCTTTATCCATTAAATCTCTAATTGTTTTTTCGTCCGTTTTATCTTTAGCTTTCGCTAAATAAGTATTAACGATTGTGTCATTGATATGGTCTAAGTCATCAGCCATTTTTCGTAAGTCACCAGCATTTCCGTAAAGTCCAGTCCATGCGTTGTGAATCATCATCATTGCATTTTTTGGCATTACAACTTTATCAGCTGCCATTGCTATAACTGTTGCTATAGAGGCAGCTAAACCGTCAATATATGCTGTTACATATCCTTTATGGTTTTTAAGTAAAGTGTGAATCGCTTGACCGTCGAAAACATCTCCACCGTTAGAGTTAATATGTAAGTCAATGTTTTTCACATCTCCTATGCTTTTTAACTCCTCAGCAAAGAGTTGAGCTGTTGATTTATCTTCCCAGATGTCGTATCCAATATCTGAGTAAATGAATATCTCGACTCTATCATCATTTAAAGCCTTAATCTTCCACTTCTGCACTTGTTTTCGCACCTGCCTTCCACAGTTGGTATTCTTTTATTGTATCGACCGGAGCATAGTTCAATGACATAAATCTCATATCGCCATACTCTGAGTCTATTGTTGACATATCCTCTGAACGCAATATGTCGTTAATTGTGTAAACTCCTACGTGTTGCATTTTCTCATAGAACTCGGCTCGTGATTTTTGGTCAGCTCTTAGCTCAGCTTCCATATTGAATTTAAAATAAAAGCCTCTTTTTTTATCAAGATCCGTTAATATCTTAGAGTTTAGTTCTGACTCAATATTTGTTACATACGGTAACATTACGTTTTTTACGTAATCCATTGACTGGGTTAGTGCGTTAGAGTGAGTTAAACCGCTGTAGTCTCCATATTTGTATGGTGGAACTTTAAAAATACTAGCAATCTCCGCCTTGTTATATTTCATAGTCTCTATGAATTGTGCGTCAGATTGTGGTATTCCGACGCTTTGATAATCAATGTCGGGGTTTAATATTGCTACATTGTTATTTTCAAGGTGTTTTTTCCATGACTCAGCAACGGTTTCTTTATTTTCAGTAGTCAACGGTGTACGTGTAGATTTCAATATTGCTAACGGAATACCTTCCCTTTTGAATAAATTAGAAGCCATTTCACGCCCTTTTTGGTTTCCTTGAATACTTTCACGTAAGACTTGCACAGGTGAACGACCAATTAAACCGTTAATAGATAAGTTCTTAAAGTGTAGTAACTCTTCAGCGTTTAATGTTCTCGGTTTACCTTTATAAACCGTCTCGTAAGTTACCGTGTTCGTGTCTTCGTGGTAAAGCACTTTTGTAAATCGTGGATCTAACGGTACTATTTCTGTTACTTGACCTTTCTTGTCAATTTCTAAGTAGTGATAGCTGTTTCCCCACAAGTTCAACTGTGTCATTACTAAGTGTTTCCACTCAAAACTCGTCATATTTCTGTTTGGTTGGTCTTTTAAAAGTTTGTAAGCTGTGTGTTTCTTTGCTTTTTCTACCGTTCCGTTTACGTCCTGTAGTAAGTTTAACGGGTATTTTGCTAAGTCATCTGATAAAACTTTTACTGAACTATAAACCTCAGAAGTGTTAATAGCACTCTCTTCGTTTATGTTGTTTCGACTACCATTAAATATGTTTAAAAACCAGTCTGACGGGTTTCGTAAGTCGCTCAAATCATTACCACCTGTTGGCGTCTTATTTCTGAATATCATTCTCATTTCTCACCTCCTTTCATAGCTAAAGTTGTCTTTCTAACACAAAACTACAAATCATTAAGCTAACACCTAACACAATAAATCCGATAGTTTTGCAAAATAAAAAGCCTGCATATACTAACGATAGCAAGCTCGATATAAACAGTAAGAATACTGTTAATTGTATTAATTTTCTCATTAGAAACTAAATTCTCCTTTATCTATCATTTCATTTAAATCATAGCCAATATTATCGATAAACATTGCACGAGTAAAAGCAAAAATACCAGCTGCTGCCATATCTATCCTATCGCTAGACTTTTTCTTATCTAACATAATGTTATCTTGTGCATCAGATTTTGTTACAGCGTTACCCATACACCAAGTCAAAGCTTTATTTCCATCATGATGTATTTTGCCTTCGTAAACACATTCTCTAAAGTGTTTCGTTGGTTCATTAAGCGTAAGTACACCTTGACGTATTTCAACCATTAGATAACCTAATTTTTCCATTGTCTGAGACCATTGAGTAGCATTATAAGGGTCATAACACACTTCTTGAACGCTGTATTTATTTCTTAATTCCTCAATATAATCAATTACAAAATCATAATCGATTACTTCTCCTGGTGTTTTAACAATCCAGCCTTCCTCTATCCATTGAGAGTAGTTAACACGGTCAGTATTCATACGTTGAAACAACATATCTTCCGGCATAAAGCCTTTACTTCTTATTGCGTATTTATCATTACCTAATACGAATATAGAAGTAACCGCTGTTAAGTCTAACCTTTTTGATAAGTCAACTCCCACATAGCACGGTTTACCCTCTAGTTCATCATCCGATACTTCGCAAAGCTTCCATTTTCCCATGTCCATATATTTATTTTCTGGAGCATTTACCCAGATGTTCATATTCTTTGTTAAGAATTTAGACATTGTTTCCGGCTTATCAAGAGCTTCTTTTAATCTTTCACGTAAGAATTTTACACCCTCTGAATAACTAGCTAATATTGGATTAGCTTTTAACCAATTTGACTCATCTTTAATATCATCACCTTTATCTAACTCACACACCATAGCATAATATCCATTATTTTCTACTGGATTATTAGGATCTAATAATTTACTAACATAATCATATTCAGTTGAGTAACACGGATTGTTTAAATTGAATCCTGCTGTTGTAATAATGACTATTAAAGGTTGACTTCTTGCACCTTGTCCAGATTCTATTACGTCTAGTATTTCATCTGTAGGGTGTGCGTGATACTCGTCCATTGCTCCGACCTGTGGGTTAAACCCGTCCGCTGTTTTTCCAGAGTCACGGGAAAGTGCCATAATATAACTATTGCTTTTCTCGTGTTCAATTAAGCTACGTGTGATTTTAAATCTGTTTCTGATTTGACTACCTTGTATCTGTGCTTTAATCTCTTTAAACACAATATTTGCTTGGTCTCGCTTTGTTGCTCCTATATATGCTTCTGATGATGATTCTCCAAAAGCGGATATTTCATAAGATAAACAACAGGCTACATCTTGTGATTTAGCGTTCTTACGTCCTACTTGATAGTAAAACTTTCTAAATCTTCTAATACCTGTATCTTTATGAACCCAGCCATATATATTAGACCAGTTAAAAATTTGTATTGGAGCAGGATCTATATTTTGTCCAGCTAGTTTACCTTTTGTGTGTTTAAATAACGACATCCACTCTAGAAAATTCATAGCTTTGTCATCATCAAAAATAAAAGGAAACTCTTCAGTTCCCTCTCTTTCTAAATCTTTTATAAATCTTAAACACGCCCATTTCTCTTTTTCACAAGCTATTCGTTCTCCATCAACTGCTTGTCTCGCCCACTCCTTCATTGCATCTTTTAACATTATAAATTAGCAAACCTTTCTTTTACAGGATCTACTGGGGCTTCTGAATAAGCTTTATCCATAGCAATTTTCGCCCTTGCTACTGGTGTCAATCCTAGTTCAGATTGTAGAGATTTGAGTGTGTTAAATAAATCTTTTTGTCTAATCAATAATGGATGTTGTCCAAGTCCATAATCTTTAGTTCGTTCTGCTTCAACTAATTTACCATGTCGTCTAAGCTCACGTTCTGTTTCTTTGTTATAACCTTGGTCTGTCATTAATCCATCACGTTGTATAATCTGACTACAGTCTACGTACTTCTCGTAAGTGTCACAATAAATAGCTAACACATGTAAGTCTAGATTATTTAGTAAGTCTATAGAGTCTGCTTGTGCAACAATAAACCTAAATTCTTTCTTTGCTAAGTCACCTAACCACTTAGGTGGCTTTAGTTTATCTTTTGGTAATTTTAACTCGGATTCTACCTGTTTTCTAGCCTCTAATTTTTGCTTTGAAACACCTTGTCTTTTTCCACTCAAAACCTTGAGAGACATTGGTTCTGCTTTCCTTGCCAAAATCATCACCACCTTTCTAAATTTATCTTATTTGAAAAAAATAATTAAATGCATTTTGCGTACGAATGAGGGACGCCCGCTCCTAGAGAGGTTGGCTCTCTGAAATTTTTGGCGGGGGGTATCCCCGTGAGAGTACCACCCCTACTTCTTGTAGTGTTCAATTTTGTTATGGCACTCCTTACACACACACTCGAGGTTGTTCAAATCCAATCTCTTGTTCCAATCTGTTCTTACTTCTATCTTATGATGAACTAGGTTAGCTAGACCACCACACATGCTACAAGTGAAACAGTCTCGCTTCAATGCTTGTTGTCTAGCTTCCCTCCACTCTTTGCTTTTGTAAAACTTCATGACCTCATCGTTCTTACGTTGCTCGTTATAAATCTTATTTGAATATTGATTATGTTTATCACAGTAAGTTCCCTTACTGATTAGCGTTCTACATTTATGATGTTTACATTCCTTCATATCCACCTCAACAAAAAAAAGAGAGATATTATTTATTTTAATATCTCTCAATTATATTAATCTCATAGTACTATTATATCATAGACAAACCCGACAAACCCGACAACTTTTATTGTGAGTTTAAAATATAAAACAATTTATCTTTAAGACTTTGTAATCTTCTTTCTACAGTTCTAGTATGATAACATACTTCAGTTGCTACTTCTTCAACTGTTAACTTATATGTGTAACGAAACTTAAGGATCTTCTTGTCACGTACATCTACTAAGCTATGTTGTAATCTATCCACACACTTAATAGCATAATCATCTTTCTCAAAGTCATAGTCAGATAATTTATTTATTATATTATTCTCATTACTATTATTGAAATTACTATTATTAGTTTTTATTTCATCATCTCCAGATAATTTATCTTTCAAATAAATATTAAGTTGTTTCTTTATCTTAGGATATGCTTCTAAATAATAGTCAACATCATTCCTTGTATAATTAAATTTCTTATTCATCATTCCACCTAATTTAAAAGTATGTTGGGAAAGCTAGGAAAAACCAACGACTGCTTGTAAATATTATTTTGGAGAAGCTTTCACATATATTATGATCGACCTAGCTTTATTATTATTATATAAATATTCTAAACGCTTTTAAATAGTTCACGACAACAAATTTTATCAATTACTTTACACATGTTATTTATATCTCCATTAAGTTCAAACAACCACTCTTTCCTGTGATACATGTTTGATTTAATCCAGTGTAACTTGACTTCTTTATTTATTGTAATAGTCTTGTTTTCAAAGTTAATAGCATAACCGTAACCATACTTAACACTTAATCTTCGTGCTATTGCATAAACTATTTCTTCATCACGTTCTTCTCTTGCTCTCACGTTAATTCTAGTTCCAACTACAACAACTGAATCAATGAATCTATCTAGCTGCATACCAAGAAGATATTCTATTCTTCTAAAATATATCTTCTTAATATGATTACCTTGACGCTTACCTATGAGTCTTCTTACCTGTAACACATTAAACTTATTACTACCTTTAGTCCTTGTCTCAGATATAAGTTCTTCTAAGTAGTCTAAGTATCCCATGTCAAACTTAACTAACTCAACATTCTCACTCATTGTATGTAAGTAACAATATATATGTTTGTCTAAGTCAAAGTCTCCTAGTTTATTTAATTCGCTTAAATCATCAAGTGTCATTATGTATTTATCTTTCAACATCATGTTGTAAATATATTTGTAAGTATCATAATCATCTCCTGATAATGATATATCTTTTTCTAACTCTTCCATCACTGATGGATAAAACTTAACTAGATTTCTTATCACTAAAATCACCTCTATAATACCTGATTATAAATATTAAAAAACTTAATGCTGTCACACACATTACTCCTACGATTGTTAATGCTAATATTTTAATCATTGTCTTTTACTCTCACTACTATTTTTTCTTTCTGTAAATCTTCTATAAAATCTGGTACATCTCTTGCATATGATTTTTGATACAGTAAGCTTAACGCTACTGCAAGTTCTAACATGTCTAATTCTATATGATCTTTATTTTCTTTACCTTGTATTTCTATCATTAACACAACACCTCTTTAATTTCGTCTCCAAACTCATCAATGAATTGTTCTGCAATATCACGACTTATAAAACAAGGTATTTTAGAAAATTGATTTAAAGGTGAAAATATATATTCAAAACACTCTATTCGATAATTATATTTTATATTCCATCTTGGTAATAAACGTCCTTTGAAACCTTCTCTGTGTTCTATCGCCCAATCTTTCATTCTTTGTATTAGTTGTCTTTCTCTATCGTAATGTTCAGCTTCTTCTTCAGTTTTGAAAATTAAACCACGTTTATAAATTTTTTCAGCTCCCTTTTTACTGTATACATCCATTAACCACTTTTCTCCTAAATGGTTAAGATAAAGGTAATCTCTATACTTTTCTGTTTCATATGGTTTTTTATCTTCTATTTTTTCAAATATTCGAAATCTAAAATCATTATCTTCTTGTTGTAATCCCTCTTTATTCATTTTATTTCTCCTCTAATCTAACAAATCCCTTTGAATATCTAGACCAAACTTAGCTATAAATTCTGCTGCTATTTGATGTGTTTTAAAGCAAGGTAACAACCCAATATGATTAATAGCATTTCTTCTAGCGATATAAAAATGTCCAGTGGATGTTGTTAATTCTACACAATACTTATCTTCATTTATATCCTTCCAGTTTGGTCTCCAACCTTGATTGTACTCTGCCGCCCAATTTTGCATTTCTACTAAAAATTGTCTGTTTCTATCATATTTCATAGCACTATCATCTGTTTTAAAAAGCAAACCCCTTTTTAAATGATGTTTAACCTCTTTTTCATCTAAAATAGATATATGCCAAACACTTCCATCACTCTTTAAAGCATAAGCTTTTTTAAATATTTCATCTGGCAATTCAATTCTTTTTTCATTAGTCATTGTAATTTACCTCCAACCTTAGTTTTTCTCTATTTTTATGTTCTTCAACTTAATATCATCCAACCATATCTCCATGTTTATATCTTTGAATTTATTTCCCATGTTACCTAGTACTCGTTTTTGGTTTTTTTCACTAGTTTTTGATAAGTCTGGTAAAGGATATAAGTTTGCATCATAACCATAATACTGTAGTTTAGTGTCTGTTGATTTTGCTTTTTCCAAACACCATAGTTGTGAATCATAACCATACTTTCCGTGCAATTCTATAAATTTTGGATATTCACTCATTAACACAACACCTCTTTAATTTCTTCTCCGAACTCATCAATACACGCTTGAGCTATTTCTTGTGTTTTGAAATATGGTAGTTTAGAAAGTCTATCGTTATAACATATTTCCCACACGCTAATTTTTTTTGCTATCATGTCGAGTTCAATATAATGTTTTTTATCTTCAACTTTCTCCCAATCAGGTTCCCAACCTTCATTGTGAATTTCAGCCCATTTCTTGATTTTAAATAATAATCTTTGTTCTTTTAAATGCTGTTCAGCTTCTTCTCTAGTTTCAAAATAGTAACCGTGTTCAAATAAAAATCTATCAGTTATATTATTAGCAGTATAATGCACCTCGATTATTTCTCCAGTATCGCTATCAACACAAAATACCCAATGGTCATTTCTTGGATAACTTAACTCAAACTCTTTCTCATCATCTTCCAACCTACTTATAAACTCATCTCTTAAAGCTTTTGCTTTTTCGTCATATTCTTTTATTAGTTCTTGTTTATTCATTTTCTAATTCTCCGTTATATTTTGGTATTTCCATCCAGTAAATAATATTATCATCAGTATATTCAAAACCTACTTCTCCGTTATATTCAATCCATGTGTCAGTATATGTATCAACAAACCCTCCTCTACATGATGGAACAGTTACTAACACTTCTTCATTAATTTCTGGCACAGGACCTTCCCACATAGTTTTATAACTATGTTCTGTTTGTTCCTCTATAGGTAACGGCTTTACCTCTAATTTATTCCACTTCATTATCTTTCTCCTATATTCACTAACACATACCATGTTCCAAAGTCTTTAACAACTGTGTAACCTATCACACATTCATTGTCATTTAACATTGGTTGGTCAATATCGCTGTTGTTAATTAATTCGTTAATATCGTTCTCTATCATTTCTGGTGTTGTTGTTAATTTAATTACTCTTTTAATCATTGTTTTTAATCTCCTTTGTTTATATGTATTTATTTTTAATTAATTCTAAAATTTCTGCTGGTGTTTCTTTAACATCTGCAGAATAATTATCTATAAAAATTTTTGAAACATTCTCTTCCAAGCTGCATATCATTGAAATCATATTTATATTTATATATACTTTTTCTTCGTCCATAATACCAGTCAATTCAATAAACGGTGTGCTTGCTTTAATGTCCCCAGCTTTATCATCTATTTTATACTTCTGTGTAACTCCGTAATAAATATTTTTTAAATTATTTTTCATCCTTCAACACCTTCATTATCTTTCTTAACGTACTACTTCTTGTTACTGTCAATCCCTTACGTGCTTCACGTATTGTTTTAACATGTAATCCTGTTAACTCTGCTAACTCTTTGTTAGTTATTCCTTTCTCTCTTATTAACTTATCAATATCAGTTTTCATTTTCTTCTGTTTTCTTTCTTTTACCTATCGCATATATTAATTCACTTAAATCAACACACGATCTCATTAATTCTTTATCTTTTAATATGTGTTTATATTTTCTATTTAAGATTAATAATGCTCCTCTAGATATTAGTTTTAAATTATCTATCTCAAAATTAGTTTTATTGCCATCTAGAAATATTACCACCTTACCTTTCGGAACTTTTCTATTATGATACTGTTCCCAAACAAATCTATGTTTAGATATCCATTTATTTCTTTCTACTTTTATTTCAACTATTCCATCTACACTTGTTCTTTCGGAATACAATTCTCTATAACGTGCTGGTGTATGTCCTTTTTTAAAACTAGTCCTGTTAGCTCCCATATATCCAGTTACACCTTTATTCCAGGGAATATGTCCTTTTTTAAAACAACCGCTATTTCGCATTTTCAATCATCAATGGTAAGGAAGCTCCTCTACCAAATTCATTTTTATATTTTTCTGCTTCTAATGCTAAATCTGCATTAGTTATAATGGTATTCCCTATAGTTGTAATAGTTTTAGCTCTAGCTATTTCTTCTTGTAAACTTTCTCCTTTTAAGTTTTCATCATTAATTCTTTCTAATGCTTCAAATAAATGATTGTTTAGATCTATTAATTTATTTCTTGCCATATTCTCCTCCTACATTATCAACGTAAATAATCGCTGTTCCACCAATAATACTGATTTCTTTTATTTCTTCATTCTCTTCTAGTGGAGGTAGGTCAATTATTTCTCCTCTTTTATAAGCTTCTATGTAGCTTTCTATTTTATCTTCTGTGGTTTCTATCACATCTACTCTTTTAGCATTTTTTAACATTGACTTTTTATACATTGTTTTTCTCCCATTCTTCTCTTATTCCTTTTAATTTGCTTTCTAAATGTTTCTGTTTGTTTTCCCATGCTTTAACATTAGCTTCTGCAAATGCTAAATCTCGACGTGCTACACTAAGAGTTTCCTGTGATTCTTTTAAATTATTATTTACATCAGAAAGTGCTTCTAAGATATTATTTTCTGTTTGTTTAAATTTTAAGGATAATTCATCTTCTTTATCATCTTTACTTAAGCTTTCATATATCTCTTTTAATCGCTTATAGTTTTTAGATCGTGGCGTTCTTCCTCTTTTCCATGCTAATAAATTCTGTGAATCTACTCCTAACTCGATTGCTAAAATAGCTTCGCTCCAGTTCATTTTTTCTTTAATAGTTTCAATCATTTCTTTAATAGTTACGACTTTATTCATTTTCCTTAAACTCCTTTACCCTTGTTAAATGTTTGTTAACTTCTTCTACTATTACAGGTTCTATATCTAATCCAGTTTCAACTAAAAGCTGTTCTTTTATCTCACTCATGTCAAATAGTATCTGTCCAACTTCTTTCATTTTTGCATCACTTACTACTTCAAATAATTCTCTAATAGTGCGTTCAATTCTTTTAGCTCCATAATTATGATTATTTCTTAAGCTCCATGCTAACGCTAAACAAAAGTCACCAATGAAATCTGCTACTTTTAAATTAACTTCTGTATTTAATCTTTTAGTGTAACTCTCTTCTATTTCATTTATTGTTAGATCTATTGCTTCCCGTTTTGTCAATTTCTTCTGACCAGGCTTTGTTATACTGAAATTATTTCTAATGATTTTCTTTTTTCCCATTTTTTATTCTATCCTTTCCAAGAAAACATATTAGTTATTGCTCCATAAATGGATTGTACTCGCTGTTGAAATCATAGAAATCAGTAACATTGCTTGCTTCTGAATATGCTTGTTGATTGTTATTACCCTGTTTTTTGCTCTCTAAGAAGTTGACTTTATCTGCAATCACTTCTGTAATATATACTGTCTTTCCGTCTTTTCCTTGATAATTCCTTGTAGAAATTCTTCCCTCTACACCAATCAAACTTCCTTTGTTTAGAAATCGTGCCATATTCTCCGCTTGTTTTCCATAAGCTGTACAACCTATAAAATCTGCTGGAAACTCTCCTCTTTCATTTTTAAAATTTCTATTAACTGCTAATGTAAAATTAACAGCTGCTTTATTTGATGTAGTGTATCTTAATTCTAAATCTCTTGTTAGTCTTCCTACTAAAACTACGTTATTAATCATTAATTCTTCTCCTTAATTTATATTTTGAATGAATGAGTGATTGATTAATTTATAATATAAGTATGTATCATATCTTATAAAGTGTTACATCTAGTTAATATCTTCAAACCTTACTGTTATCAGTATTTTAAATATATTGCATTTTTCCTCATGTAATGTTTCCCTTATTGGTTACATAATAGATTTTATTTTTAAAATGAGGTCTACAAACCACCCCATTTTTTAACAGCTTTACTCATCTCATCACGTTCTATTCCTATATATCTTAATGTAATACTAGGATCATGATGATTGAATAATTTCATAAGTGTTACTACATCCTTACTTTCTTTGTAAAAATGATAACCAAATGTCTTTCTAAAACTATGTGTACCTATATTCTTTATCCCACACTCTTTAGCACCAGTCTTTAATATCCTGTATGCTTGTGTCCTTGTGATTGGTCTGTTAGAGTTCTTATATCGTGTCGATTTAAACAAGTATTCTTCATCTTCTTTATCCATGCAATACTCATCTAAGACACGCTTTAATTTAGGTAATACAACCATTTCTCTTAACTTTCCAGTCTTCATTTCACGCCTTCTTATCTTATCCCTGTTTCTTACATCACCAACCTTTAATCCTAATAAATCACTAATTCTAAAAGCTACATTTATTCCCATGTAGTAAAGTAAGTAATCACGCTCGCTCCTGCTTTTAAAATAATAATTCATTGCATCTAGTTCTTCTTGTGTCCTAAGTGGTTCTACAAACTCCAAATTGATAACCTCCTGTTAGAAATTATCACTAAACATCATTGCGTTCTTTTCCTTTTGTTAATTCACTCATCATTTTCTTGTATGCTTCTTCATCTTCATCAGTAACTACTCTTTCATCCTTTGCTTTACTCTTACCTGATATCCTATCTTTTAAGTAATCTGGAACAGGTACAACATATTTACCAGGGATATTATTTGTTTTGCCTCCTGTAAATGTTGAAATACTACTCTCGTATTGTTCTTTAGCATTAAACAGGACTGCTAACATGTAATTCTGATGATTTGTAGGATACTTAACTTGACTTAATCTAGAAAAAATATAATTAATATGTTCATGCCTTAACTCTGTTAATCTCTCTACTACTTCACTAGCTTTTACACTCTGTTTACCTATGTGAAGTCTAGTATCAGGTGGCATTAAACAAATATCAACAGCATATTTAATCCACTTATCTAGTTCCTTTTGTTTATTCATGCTGACTCGGGAATACCCAAAGCTGTCTTTGAAATACTGTGTGTTGTATTTCTTTTTAAGACTATTAGTTTTATTGTTTTCATCATTCACTCTCTCATCCATTTGCTCTTTTTTTTCGCTATATATAATATTATTAGAATGAGATGATATATAATCATTATTAATTATTCTTATATTATTCTTATGTATAGGTTGGCTCATTTTGAGCATTTCAGAATTGTTCATTTTGAGCATTTGCATTGGTTCATTTTGAGCTTTTGCATTTGTTATATTTGGCAACTGCTTTTTATTCTTCTCTTTTTCCAATTTTATATAAAGTTCTTTAATTTTTTCTTTATTAACTCTATACCATTTTGTTCTGTCTGCACCGAACTTGTTATAATCTCCGGTTATTAAATACTCTTTTGCTATTAGATCTTCAAAGGTTCTTCTAACTGTAGAAAATGATAAGTAATCAAAATCTTCTTCATACCATCTTCTAATAGATTTATAAGTCCAATAATGTCCGTCCTTATACGCCTTTTCATCTCTATTTTTCCGATTTATTTCTATCCAATAATGAACACGCTGCAATACTGTAGCTGGTCTATCTCCAATTTCTCTTGCTAACGTTCTATCAAATACTATTGGCTGTTCGTCAAACAATAACACAAACATCACCTTCTTCTTTTGAAATCTTGCATTTTTGGATTAATTATGATATATTATAGGTAATCGCTGAACGTCTATTTAGACGTTCTTTTCCTTTTTTTATTAATCCTTTTTTCTACGCTATTTAAACAAATAACTTTTTTATTGTTATTAATAATCTTATCTAGTAATTTTTTATTTCTATGAATATCTCCAATTATTTCTAAATCATCATTTATCAATCCTAATTGGGCTGGGATATACTGCTTAAAATCTACTTCAAAAGATCCTTCTTTATATCTTACTATTCCAATATCTTTATCAGTATTTTTAACGATATCTCCACTAAATATTTCATTTCCTTTTTTATCTTTTAAATCACTACCATACATGATAATTACATCATTTTTCTTTACATTGATTGATTGAATATATCTGCTTTCATACTTCCTTCCTAATGTGATATAATCACCATACCAACCAATAACTTTATACATTTTTTTATCAACGTATGCTCTGAAATTAGGAATATTCATTAGCTAACACTCCTCTTCTAAATACTTTTGTTTTAATAGTTTAGCTGTGTGAGTGAAATATTCTGCTAGTACTTCAAATAATTCATAACTTTCAAATCCTGTAGGAAACTTCTCTTTTACATAAGGTTCTACCTTAACACCATAATCATTTAGATGCTTTAGCATTTCCATTTGTTTTTCACTAAAACTATTCTTTATTTGTACTTCCAAATCCTCCACCACGCTTATCTCCTTTTAATCTAACTCCATAACTTACTTTAGGTACTTTATAGAAAATACCTTGTCCAATTCTTTCACCTTTTTTAATTGTTAAATGTTTGTTTGTTAAATTGTTAAACTCCAATAATATATGTCCTTCGTTTTTAGAGTTGTTGTAATAGTCTGAATCTACAACCCCTACACCATTACTCATTATTAGACCACGATTAACTGGTAAACTACTTCTAGCAAATATTAATAGACATTCATTTTTTGGCATAAAGGCTTTTAGTCCAGTAGGTATTAAAGTTGCTTCACCTTTAAATCTAAATGCAGGGATCACAATTTCTTGACTAGCTATGAAATCAACTCCCGCACTATGAATTGTAGATTTTATTGGTAACTCGCCGTTCATATCATCTATTAATTCAAATCCTCTTTTATAGAATAATTTTTTAAACTTGTTCATACATTCCTCCTAAAAATATTTTTTACTGAAATCTTTATCAAAGATCCCTTGAATTAAAAAACCAAATCCAGTAGAAAATCCTGCAATCTGTCTCCAGTCAATGTTTGTTAAAGTAAGGAAACATACACTTACTACAGCGATTGTCCAATATATAATGTGTAATTTATCTTTTTTTATTTTTAGCTTCATTGCCATACTCCTTTAAATAATTCTACTTTGTTAATTAAATTGCTATCCTGGAAATAATCTCTCCAAGCTAGATAGTGAACAAAAGCTTTAATTTCTATCCCGTTACATTCTTTTAAATAAGTTTCTCTAGGGTAATAATCTTGTTCCCATAGTTTTATAAATTCATCTTTATACTTATTAAATTTTGTAGTTCCAATGTTAGGAAAGATTTTAGAAGCTCGTTCTGGATTTAACCATATTGTCTCTAACATTTTATACCTCCTATTTAATATTTAAGAAAGCATTTATTTTGTTTATTACCTTCTGTGATCCCTTGCCATAATTTAGTAAATCTGAAATCACGGGTTTTGAAACTCCAATACCATGTGCTAACTTAGTTCTTGTTAAATTTTTTCTCGCTAGTTCAACCCTAACTTTACAAATCCACTCTTGTAACTCTGGTGTCATTGACAAGCTCCTTTCTTTTTCAAAGATAGTAAGTTAACAAATTTAGCTAATTTTCATTGACATTTCTTAACATATTTGATAATATATAGGTATGTTAAAGACACTAACAAATAATTGTTAAATTCACTTTGGCTGGCGTTTTTAAAATCAATTAGTTTAGTTAGTTTGTTAACAAATTTATTAACTTACAATAATAATTTTAGCATATACGTTAAATATAGTCAATAGATTTTTAACATATTTGTTAAAAAATATTTTGTAAGGCTTAGAAAGGTTGTTATACCAATGCTTTATGAAAGGTTAAAATATTTAGCGAATCAAAGAAAAGTATCATTTAATCAAATTGAAGAAGCTGTAGGTTTTCCAAAAAATACATTATATAGATGGAATAATATTAAACCTTCAATAGATAAAATCACAATAGTAGCAGATTATTTTAACGTTACTACTGACTATCTATTAGGTAGAGAAAATAAAGAATACCCTACTATGTTCAGAATTAATACTGAAGGTTTTTCAAAAGAAGATGCTGAAGAGATGTTAAATGAATTACAAAGATATCAAAATATGTATCGCTTAATGTTATTAGAGCGTAAGAAAAAGGAGAGTGAATAGATGTTCAATATCGCACATTCTGAGTATTATAGGATAAAAGATGAAATATATCCTTTTATTTCTCAGGTTGCAAAACATTATAATAAACCAATATCACATATCAGACATTATGATATTAGTGAGTATTGTGAAAACAATATGAATGTGATTATCAAATATCCTAAATTCAATAAACTAATGGTTGATGGTTTCGCAGATAAGTTAGATGATTATTTTATAATTACCATTAACAATCAAGGAATACGACAAAGAAAAGTGTTTACTTTAATGCACGAAATAACACATTGTTTATTGCATTTTAAAGATACCCCTAGACATTTTTCTTCTGATGTAGATAGACACACACAACACGAAATAGAAGCTAATGTAGGTGCTAGTCTATTACTTATTAATGATGAAGCATTAGAAGAATGTCTATATAGAAAATATTCGTTTGGTAGAATGTTAAATACTTTCGGGTGTAGCAAAAACGCATTACGTACTAGACTAATAAATTACTATCAATATAATTTATTTATAGATAATTGCGACGCTAAAAAAATAGTATTTAACTTTGGTAAGGGAAATGTTAAACAGTTCTTTACATTATTTGAAAATCATAAATCAATAGAACATTTAGCAGCAATGCAATTACAATACGAGAGTTACTGTTAATTGACAGGAGGGAAATTATTATGAAGAAATTAATTAAAATTCTTGTAGTATCTACAATATTATTAACTGGTTGTAGCTCAACTAAAGCTGAAGCACCAAAAGAGATGACGACTGAACAAAAACAAGCTGAGAGAATTTCTCGCATATTAGATCCTGGAAAAATAGCAGTCGAAACTGACGGGGTTTATAAAATGGAAATGACTGTTGTCGATTTTAATTACATAACTCAACGACAATTCCATGATTTTGTCGCTAAACAAAGGGAGAGAGGTAAATTCAAAGTGTTAGTAGTTTATTTAGATAACGGTTTTAATATTATGGTTGATAATGGCGATTTGTTAATTTATAATATGAAATTAAACGGTACAATCTTAAAAGCAGCTTATTTCAACTACAACCCAGAAAGCGGGCTTTATATTCACGACAAAACGAACAAAGCATTAGAAGTCAATAAAAATGTAACCCGTCCTAACTATTTTGAGTAAATAAAAAGCGTGTTATTTTCATGTTGATGTTATATTTAAAAATCAACTTAAGCTTGTTATAAAAGCTTTTCATGTATATTTTTTCGCGTGATTTTCGCGTGAATTTCATGTTGTTAAATTAAATCAAATTAAAAAAACTCACACCCCCGCCAAGAGTTGTGAGTTTATCAACCAGTAAGTCCATTTTGAGTATTATTATATCGTCACATAACAATATTGCTCTCAAAATTACTTAAGATGTGGAGCGAACCTCGCTCATTAATTTAATTATATCACACATCTTACTATTAATAAAGAAAGGATGTGTTAGTATGTGGGTAGTTAAAAAACCTAACGGAAAATATATGTATCGTACCCGAGTTAAAGATGTTAGGGGTAAAATGAAATCAATTAGCATTACGCTAGAAAATAAAAACCAACGATTAGCTACTGAAATATTAAGAAAAAAGAAACTTAAAGAAGAAACATTTGTAGACCTCCGAATTACGTTTTTTACAGCTTTAGAAATGTATTTAGAAAGAGTTAAAGATGAAATAAAAGTTAGTACATATAAACTCTATGAAAGTAGAATTAGTAAGACAAAGAGAACTAATTTCGATACGCCGTTATTAAATGTTAACTCTCTTTATTTAGATACTCTAGTCAAAAAAATAGCTACTACAAATAATAGCTATAATATTTATTTAAAGTTCTTTAAACGAGTTCTTAGAATGATGTATAAACTGGACTACATAGAAAATATAATGTGGTTAGATAAACTTGATTTAAAGGAACATAAAGTTAACTATGATGGAAAATACTTCGAAAAAGAAGAAATAGAAGTGATATTAAAAGAAGTTGAGAACAATCAGTATTATCATGATATGATAAACTTTATGATTAATTCCGGACTAAGGATTGGAGAAACACTAGCACTTACAGAAGATGATATATTGGATAATGGAACACTTAATGTTGATAAGAATATAGATCACTATAAAAATATATCTTCTCCAAAAACTTATGACTCTAAGCGTGTTATATCATTAAATAAAAAGTGTCAAGAGATCCTTAGAAATAGAGTTGAGATGAATAAAGTAAAGGCTGATATGCACAGTTATTACACAAATAATGGAATACTCTTCCCTAAAGCTAATGGAGATTATAACTCATACAGTGCAGTTAGTAAATGGACTCGTGATAATATTCACTCTGTTAAATTCACATTTCATAAGACACGCCATACACATGCTAGTTTATGTATGGATGCAGAAATCCCACTAGAATTAATATCCGCTCGTCTAGGACACAAAGGAACAGAGATTACAAGAGCTGTGTATATTCACAAAACTAAAAAAGCAAAACAAAAAGAATTAGATGTATTCAGAGATATAGAATTTTAAAAAAGGCAGTTTAAACAACTGCCTTAATTTTTTGTATATATTTCTATGAATTTCAATGTAAAAAATATTATTGCTCACTAACTGCTCACTAAGTCTGTTTATTTAAATAGAAAGACTATTGCATCAATATTTATAGAGGTTATTCCATAAACCCTTTTA